ATTTATTTCTAAAAATTTGATCTTCGTCTGGTACTTTATTTTTTGATTGTATAGCTGTAATTATTCCCATTACAATTAAACTAAAGAGAATTAATAACAATATTACTATTGCCATTAGGAATATTGGTAATGCCATTTTTGTAATTATAGCTCCAATAATTACTGCATAAATACTAAAAGCAAAACCACTTTTATATATACTTGATATAGAATCTGGTATAAAGTATTCTATAAAGCCATTTGTTTTACTATCTTTATCTAAATCCTTCTTATCCGAAAGTGTTTTATTTATTAAATATGTTAATATAAATAAAATTGGCAAAATTAGTAATAAAGATAAGGCAATTTTTAATAACCCTTTAACCTTAATAAAACAAAATAAAGCAAATAAAAGTATCATACAACCAATTGTCAAAATTGCATAATTTGTAGTTGGTATAGTAGTATAATGTAATAATGCCATTATTACAAACATAAGAATAATAGAAGATGCTAAAACTACAACTTTCATAATAGGAGAATTTCGTAAAAACTCTTGTGGTAAAAACATAGCATATATAAGTGTAATCGTATAATCACCATGAGCTGTCGGTGGAAATGCAGTTCTAAATAATATATGTACTAACATTACCATAACTAATATTTTAACAGATTTGTTTAATAATATTCCAGATTTTGCTGTATCTCCAAGATGATATTTTAACCACTCACCTGGTTCAGTTGCTGGATTAGGCGATACTATTTCTTTAGTTCTTTTATATTTATCATTAGTAATTCTACACATTTCATAAGCAGCTAATATTTTAATTTTATCAATATCTCCACCGGTTGCCTTGTTTATTTTATCGTTAAAAGATGTATACAAAGAGTTGTTATCTGGATATTTTTGATCTTTTATTTGATTTATAGAAGTAGCCCACATATCTCCCAAAGTTGGATTGCATACTGGAAAGTTATTATTATAAGCAAGTGCTATATTATTGTCACAATCACAAAATGCAGTTCTTACACTTTCTGACTCACCAGATGTTCCTTTTCCTAAAAAATCTCCATATTCCATATACGCTTTTGGTAATATATTATTACTTGTAGGTTGGATTGGTGTTATCCCATCAGTACATAATAATGTATTTAGACCTGGAGGGGTACATGTTGATGGTTTTGGTGTAGGATTTATAGGAGATGGTATAATAGTAGGATTAATACAAATACATTTGTTTTGTTCTTTACAATATAATCCATCTGTTTTTAATATTTTTTTACATTCTTCCTTACACATAAAATTATTATTAACATCTTTATTAACTGTAATATTATTTATTGAATCATTAGGACTTAAAACACACATATCATTTTTTTTTCCATCACAGACATATGTTGTTCTACCTGCTATTTCACATGATATTTTTGTTTTTCCACAATAACATCTTTTTGTTCCGTCTTTATCATAATAATAAGACGAAGCATTATATTTACTAGAACATGATTTTTCACATTTCTCATCAGTTTTTGTATCGGGTAATGGATCCTTACAAACATTATAAGCTGAACCTGTTTGACAAACATTACATGCATTATTGTTTATATTTTTAATTAAATCTGGTTTATTTGGTATTTTTGGTATTTTAGACATTTTCTATTACTATATATAAGAAATATATATATGATATATATTTCTTATAATATAAATTTTTAGATATTAGATTATGGTTATAATTTACTTAAATTAATATTATATAATGGTTATAATTTACTTAAATTAATATTAGATTATGGTTGTGGTGGTTGTGGTGGTTGTTGTAGTTGTTGTGGTAGTGGTTGCAATTCAATATTAGATTGTGGTAATTTTTGTTGTGGTTGCAATGCAATATTAGATTGTGGTAATTTTTGTTGTGGTTGCAATGCAATATTAGATTGTGGTAATTTTTGTTGTGGTAGTTGTTGTTGTTGTGGTTGTGGTTGTGGTTGTAGTGGTTTTTGTAATTCATTAGATTTTTCAATATTTAAAACATCACTAGTCAATTGTTGTGGATATAATATACCAGGTTTTGTAGTATTTGCTATATTATTAATAGTATTTTGAAAATCTTTCATACTTTGTTTTTCAATACCTGAAGATTTAAAATTAAATATATCAAGATAATTTTCTTCTATATTTTGTTGTCTTTTAAAAAATTGTATAACTACATATCCAATAATTGAAGTTATAACTAAAAGTTGAATATTAGTATGAAAAATATCTTTTGTACTACTTGGAAATATTAAGGATGTAAAAATAACTTTTAAAATTGCAACTGCAACAAATGCATTAGTCCAATATGCATAATATTTGGTACTATACCATTTAAAATTAGTATCAAAATATGTTGTATTGTATAAATTATTAATTGCAGGATTACTTATTACCTTAAGTAATGGCCAATCTACTGGATTTAAATATTTATACACCATATTTTTACTTATAAAACTAGAAAAAAAGTTTGCAACTTTTAGTGGTATTGCAAATGATAGTCCTAGTATCCAAAAAAACCATCCCATTCCAGCTGAAAGCTTAGGTCCTTGTTGGTCGGATGCCCACTTTGTTTCAGTATCAGAGCTATCCCCTGATAGTGCTGGTATTATCCAAAAATTAAAAATACTATTTCCAAAAAAGAAATGATTAACAACCATTGGTAGTGATAAAAAATAAAACAAAATTTTACTACTTATATCATCACCACCCCAATATAATCCATCTGTATCATATCCTTTTATCTTTTCATTTGATATAGATGTAATATTTGAAAGTCCAGCAGTTGACTTAAAAGGATTCCACACTCTCATTAAACCTTTAGGTGCAAATCCAGCGTTTGTTAAATAATATGGCATTACAAATAAGCAAAATCCAAGAATAACAAATGTAACCAATAAACTAATTATAAACTGAAAAATATTTTTACCTGAAAAATAACTATTATCTGGAGTTGAGTATGTCAAAAACATATCTTTTGATGATTTTCCAATTACAATAAAAAAAAAGACATAAAATAAAACTAATAAAATACCTCCAGCAACTCTTATATAATTTGCTGGTTTACCGACATATTTATCAGTATTTAAAAAGTATATATTATTATGAATGTAGTATAAAAACATAATTACATACAAAACAATAATTAAAAAATTAGTATTATAAAATGACATTATATACTTTTTAAAACTATCGTAAAAACTTTTATCTTCATCACTCGGTGAAGAAGCATTATCATTTGTATTATTTGTTGAATTATCCTCAGTTTTTATTTTTGTTGTATCAGATGACATTAGTAAAAACTATATAGATACTAAAGATAAGATGAAAAAAATAACAACTTATCTAAAAAAAATATTGTCAAAACTATAGATAAAAAATATGAAGCCTTCTGAAAATTTAATGACATATTTTAAAAAAATGGATAAACGAGTTAAATATTTAATTGTAGTATGTGTAGTATTACTACTAATATCTTTGTTTTATCCAAGAAGTAAATCAGTTAGTGTAAAACTTGTTCCTGTATCAGGAAGTTCTTATTACAAAGCAGTATTTGAAGGATTTTCTTCTGAAGATAAAGTAGATGATGCATTATCAAATAATAAACCAGTATTTGTTGCTTTTGTTACTGATTGGTGCGGGTATTGTAAAATATTAAAACCAATATGGGAGAGTTTTGAAAAAAATAAAAAAGTTGATAATATAAATGTTTTAATGATTGACTGTGATAAACATAAAAAACTAGCTAAAAAACATAGTATTAGTGGGTATCCAACTATTAAATATTTACCTAATGGTTTAAATGATCCTAGTGGTTCTATTGATTATGATGGTGACCAAACTCCTGAAGGGTTTAATGAATTTTTATCAAAATACCAATAGTGAAAAATACTAAATTGAAATATTATTAATATATGTTTCTCCAGAAACTAATCCTTTATTAAACATTTCATTTAATTTGGGAACAGTTATATTTAAATTAAAAAAATCCGTATCTACTTTAATCTCGACAATATATTTTTTATATTTATTAATTATTTTTTTTATATACTGGTGAGATAATCCCTCAATAATAGAAAATGTAAAATCTTTAATATTTTCTATTTTTATACTATTATTTTCAGATACAAATTTAATTCCAATCATTTTATTTTTATTTTCTCTTATATTCATTTTACCACAACCTTTAATAGGAAATGGGTCAAATAAATGTCCATCTACATACACATAATTATTATATGTTATATATGGAAAAATATATGGGATTCTTGTAGTTATTAAAAGAGCATCAAATATTTTCATTTTAGGTGTTTTAATATGGGAAAAATAATCACATTTTTTTAAATTAAGATTACTTCCAGATAATACTAATAATTTACCAGTTTTTTCATATAATTCTTCAAATGTAAGTGTTGTATAATTATATTTTTTAAAAATAAAAACATTAATTAATATTTTTTTAATTTCATCACCATTACTTAAGGAATAACATTTATACAATAAAGGTAATATTTTTTGAGAAGATTTTTTATCATATAATACAGGACATAATACAGAAAAATCTGTTGAAATAAACCATTGATTTATTTCAGTTAATGTATACCCTAGGCATATTGCAAAACATATTACACCACCAATTGAAGAACCTGATAATATTTTAATTTTATTAATATCAAAATCTGTATTGTTTTGAAATGCTGTCAATACTCCAATAAATGCTATTCCTGGTGGACCACCTCCAGAAATAACAAGGATATTTGGTTGAAAATTAATTTTATTTAGTTTATCCATACTAATAATTATAATATGGATAAATATACTTTAAGTATTAAAAAATGGCTTTGGTACCTTTGGATTCTTCAAATCAAATAAGTTTATATAGTAATAATAAATTTGGATCAATATCTAATCCGATTATACCATCATTTTCTCCAAAAACAGAATGTCCTATTGATCCACGTAATGATTTATTACCGCCTGGATATGCATTTCCTTTAAATGATATGAAATTTGGACCACCTGAGCAAACAGTTAAAAGATATTTTTCAATAACTGTAAATGATATTGAGTCATTTAACAAAGATAAAATAAAAAAGTGGATAAAAGTTTATGAAAAAGTATTAGGAAACTGTTATAGAAAAGTTAGAGAACATGTAATAAGAGATCAAAAATATTGTTTTTTTCCTATTCCCGAATATATTGCAGGATTTCCTTTATTTAATATTAATCATTGTGTATGTTTTATAGTAAAAAAATTAAATCAGGCTGGATTTCAAACAAAATTTATATCTCCAAATATAATTTATATTCACTGGGATGTTGAAAATAATTATGAACGAGTAAATAAAGAAAAGTTAGTTGAATCTCAACAAGTTCGTCAAATACAAAATAAAGATATTCATTATGTTAAAATAGAACAAGAAAAAGATAAAAATTCAGACCCAGTAGTTCCATTTCAAAAACAGCTTACTAATAATAATAAATATGCTTACCAACAAGTAGACCCATTTTTATTTGGGTAAATTATAATTAAAAATAATTAAAAATAATTAAAAATAATTAAATGTAATTACGTTATATATAACATATGGATAATTTGCAAAAAAATATTGAAGATATTTATAAAAAAGTTAAAAAAATAAAACGAGGTAAAATTGCTTCATATATTCCAGAATTGGCTATAGTAAATCCAAATATATATGGAATTTCTATTTGTACAGTTGATGGAAAAATATATAGTGTTGGTGATTATAATAAAAATGTTGCAATTGAATCAGTGGCTAAAGTATTTACTTTAGCTTTAGCATTAAAAGAAAATGGAATTAATAAAATAAATAAACAAATAGGGTCTTCTGGAAGTTTTTTACCTTTCAATTCAATAATTGCAGCCGATATATCACCAGGACATACAATAAATCCATTTGTAAATGCTGGTGCTATGGCAACAACAAGCTTAGTAGAAAATAAAAATGTATCTTTATTTTGGAAAAAAATTCATAATAATTTAAATAATTTTGCTGGTAAAAAGCTAAAATTATCAACTAAACTATATAAATCTGAAATGAAAACAAATCAACATAATAAATCTTTAGCATATTTACTTAAATCATATGGCAGATTTTATGGAGATGTAGAAAATACTGTAGATGTATATACTAAACAAGGTTCTGTATTGGTAACTTCAGAAGATTTATCAATTATGGCAGCTACTTTTGCAAATAATGGAATAAATCCAAAAACAAAGAAACAAATAGTTGATAAAAAATTTATTAAATATATTATTGGACAAATGATTGGTGGAGGATTATATGAGTATTCTGACAAATGGATGATTGATATTGGTATTCCAGCAAAAAGTGGAGTTGGTGGTTTTATAATGGCAGTTGTTCCAGGTATTATGGGAATATGTGTTGTATCACCTCTTTTAGATGAATATGGAAATAGTATAAAAGGAATTAAAACAATTGAATATTTGTCAAAAAAATTAAATTTAAGTATTTTACAGTAAATTACAAAAATTATTTTTTTAAACTATCCAATGTATATATAATAAATAAACCAAAAAGCATTAACAATATTGCTTTTGTATTTGGATCGCAATTATTAAAATTTGAAAAGTTTTCAATTACTTCAGGTGAATTAGTTTGATTTTTTATAACTTTATACTCATTTATTTCAATTTTGGAATTATCACTAAAAAGTTCATTATCTATTAAATAATCTGTGTTCATACCACGAGTACCTGGTAAAAGAGAATCTTCAGGAGTTTTATTATATTTTTGTAAAACTTTAAAATATCTTATAACTCTTTTTTTTAGTTTATTTTGACACTTTTTACAAGTATCAAGATGAAAAAAATAATCTTGACATTTACTATTTTCTATAGTTTTATAATTATTTGA